TAGGCAAATGGCTACTACTTATTATCGGTATCTATTCGCCGACCTACTGACTAATAACATAATCGCTGAACTGCCGATTACTAATGTTAATTTCACGCAACAATTAAACGCTGCTGGAACGCTGACAGGGGATTTACTTCTATCGGGCGTGAGCGCAGCTAATCTAAACGTCCTAGCTTCTACGGTCCCAGGCAGAAATGCGATCTACGTGGACCGAGCTGGCACCCTGGTCTGGGGTGGCGTTATCTGGAACCGTGAATGGGACAGCCAAAGCCAGCACCTCAAGGTCACAGCTCGTGAGTTTGAGAGCTACTTCGAGCGTAGGCGTATAACGACCACACAGGCCTTTACAGGGGTCGATCAGCTCACGGTGGTACAAAACCTAGTGAATGCAGCTCAAGCGGTCACAGGGGGCAATATAGGCGTTATCGTGCCTACAAATACCTCTGGAGTAACGATCACACAGACTTATTACAGCTACGAGCTTAAAACCTATTTCAGCGCAATCTCAGACTTGGCTAAAGCAACTAATGGTTTTGACTTTAATATCACAGTTGCTTATGACACAAATGGCAATCCGACTAAGACTTTACAACTGGGCTATCCAAGACTGGGTAATACCTACTCAACCACCTCAACTACCGTCCCTGTCTTTATGCTGCCTGCTGGAAATATCGTCCAGTACAACTACAAAGAGGACGGCACAAAAGCTGCTAATACGGTTTATCTCACTGGAGCTGGATCTAATGAAGCTAAGCTGATCTCTACTGGAATTGACTCTACAAAGCTCACAGCTGGCTGGCCTCTTCTTGAGGACTCAATGAACTACTCCAATATCACCGATAGCACACTGCTTGGAAATATGGCTACAGGCCAGGTATCAGTAGTTTCCTATCCACCTCAAACTATCCAGGTAGTAGCTCCACCGTATGCAGATCCTGTCTATGGAACTTATAGCTTAGGAGATCAAGCTCGCTTAATAATTACAGACGATTTTTACCCTTCTGGTTTTGACGGTAACTATCGAATTATTGGGCTAAACGTATCTCCAGGTGAAAACAATCAACCTGAGCGCGTTACCCTTACCCTTACGACAACAAGTAACTAGGGGATCAAATGCCATACGTCAATCAGCCACCAGCTATCCGTGACATATTTACAGCTTTGGACGCTCGTATTTCAAAATTGGAAACAGCAGGTCGCTTTACTATCCCTGTTGTCGCCACAGACCCTACCTATCCGCGCAAAGGTGATATGTGGATCAACTCAACTTCTAACACTCTGAAAGTCATAGACGCAAACGGTACAATTAGGACTATTACCCTCGTCTAACCTATAACCCGAAAGGGCGCAACTATATGAACCTCTCTGACGCTGCTAACTGGGCTCAAATAATCTGGTTTTTAGGCGCAACTTCGGTAGCTATTTATGCTGGGTTCAAAATCTGGTTTAGAATCAAAGACAAATTGGATAACTTGGAAAACTATACATATAAACGTAACGGTGGCGGTTCGATCGCCGATAGCCTAGCTCGAATTGAAGCTCGTAATGAGCGCCAAGACAAAGCTATGGAAGAAAATACCCGACTCACTCTTGAGACTGTCAAGGCTGTAGCTGAATTAAAGGGTAGATTTAATAATCATATTGAAGAAGGCAGCAAGTGACGGAGGCTCACAATCAAAAAATTACTAACTCGTATTATGTCTCATACCCTGAGCATTCTGAGCGCACCGAAGACCCTCATTACAAAGATTTCAACGCGTTCCGTAAGAAAACGAAAGCCACAGCGGTATGCGCTATCGGAGGAGCTCGTCAAGATTTCTCTGAGTGCTATGGAGGACTAGAGCTACACCACGCTCACGTCGAGTTCAGCTTACAAAATGGTGTGGACTTAAAATGGCTTGAATCTGTCTATCCAGGCGTTTCTAACCCAGATGAGGTCGGTGCTTGGGTAGAATCAGCAGATAACCTTGAATGGTTATGCGAAAAGCACCACAGAGGGGTCGGTGGAGTCCACCACGCCTCAGCTAGTGATTTCGAGGCCGAAAAGTTCGTCCGCAATCTAATTTCTGGAAAGGAATCTAATGAAGCTCCCAAAGATTAAACTCTCAAAGCAAAATATCGCTCTTCTTGAGCACTATGGCTACGGCGTTATTGCTGCTGGCTATGCAACATTCCAAACAGGTCACCGTACGGTCAAAGAGGTCGTAGTTGGCGCTCTTGTAGGTGGACTACTTGTTCCAATTCTTGCAAAACTTAACCCTAAGTCTCTTGTTAATACAATCGTGAAGGAAACAGGAGCTCCTGCTCCTCTCGTAGAAGCTGCTGTTAATGCAGCTGTAACTGAGGGAAATAAGGTCGCAAAAGCTGAAACTACAAAGTAGATAGAATGTAGCTATGGCTACAGCTCTAGATATTGTTACAACTGCCCAGGGGCAGACAGGCTTTTACGGTGGATCAACCGACAAAAATCCATACTCAGAGTGGTATGGGATCGGGGACGTTCCGTGGTGCGCCTGCTTTGTCTCCTGGGTCTTTGCACAAAATAATCTCTCTAATTTAGTAGCAGCTCAAACCCCTAAAGGTTTTGCATATTGCCCAGCTGGACTATCCTGGTTTCAAGCTAAAGGTGCTGTGGTCGGCAAGTATGAAGCGCGTCCAGGAGACCTGGTTTTTTATTCTTTTGAGGGTACGGGGCAAGCTGATCACGTTGAAATCGTTATTGCAGCTTCTCGAGATGGCATAACGACCGTCGGTGGCAATACAAGCCCTGAACATATAACCCAGGCGTCACAAGCTAATGGCCACGGTGTTTATCTGCGCCACAGATCTTATCTTTACGTTTTAGCTGTTGTCCGTCCTGCTTATGAAAATACAATAAAGCCAGCTCAATCTATAGGTACAAACAAAATGGTAGCTACGGGTATGGCTGGAGCTGCAGCTCTCACAGGCACTGGCGTAGCTATGGTTCACAATTCAACTCCAGCTGTCACCAAACCCACAACCGTCTATTCAGCTCCTGCCTGGACTGCCTCAGCTTTTGCCATCAAAGCTAAGACTCCTCAAGAGATAGCTGTAGAAAAGGCTCTCTATAAGCTCGGTTTGATCGCTAAGGTCAATCTCAATTCAGCCTGGTCTACTACTGACACGGCAGCTGTAAAAACCTTTCAGAAGGCCCAGAAAACCCCTCAAACGGGTATCGTGGACAAACCTACTTACACAGCTTTAATGAAGGAATTACCTTGATCCGCTTTCCTATCTCTAACCCAAAATCAGTCACCCTGGCAGCCACTACAGGTATGTCAGCTTGGGCTGCAGCTGGTTTTACTACAGATCCTCACCACCTAGCTTTAGTAGCTGTCTCAGCTCTTGGTGGAATGGCTGTCCCACACAATCCCTCTACTCAACCTAACGTTATGCCTGACTCTCATATCGTCACACCGTATGCGAATAATATGGAGCAAAGGTGATCGACGATTTTCCAGCGATCACGCGTGACGTGGACGACCATATAGACGACTTTGAGGAAAAGTTTGGCGGTTTAGTTTAGGGCGTGTTGCTAAGTATTTAAGAATCCGTATGTAAAGTTCGTCTGTCGGTCCGATACCGACAGGGTATAGCAGACTAGGTTACGAGTGATATCAAACCTAAGAAAACCCCTACCAATAAAAAGTGGGGGTTTTTGCTTTGGCGTGTCGCAGGTCTCAAGATTAACTTTATGGTTAAACTGCGCGTTATGGACTTAGAGACAGCATTCACAAAATATCAACCAAGATCTAAAGGGTGTCCTGTAGATTTATTATTAAAATCTCTTGACGAAAAAAACCGTAAAGTCTTAAAAAACGCTATTGACGGCAAAATCCCTACTTACCTTATAGCTAAGACCGTTCGATCTGAGGGTCTCAAGCTTTCAGAAGGTTCTATCGTTTCCCACAGAAAAGGCGACTGTAAGTGCGCGACAAAATAGACGAAATCCTAGAGGAAAGGCTGGAACAGTATGGAGACGCTTACACAGAGTTCACCACAATCGGAAGAATCTGGGGAGCGCTCCTCAAGATCGAGGACATTCCAGCACACGAGGTCGCACTCCTTATGGACGCTCTCAAAACAGTCCGACTCTTTCACAATCCAGCACACGAGGACAGTTACGACGACAAGTTCGGTTACCTACGCCATTACAAAGAAATTGTGAATAATGTCTTTAGAGGATAAGTTCAACGCTCTCCCTGAGGGAATCGAGTCAGAGGACGTAGCTGAGCTCCGTAGAGCTCTTATGCGTGTCCAAAAACAGCTGCTTCAAGCTAAACAGCGCACAGATGAGCTGGTAGAGGTAACACACCAGGCAGCTCACGACGCAACTTTAGCTATGGGGCCAATTACTCCAGTCAAAGCTCCTGAGCTAACTAAAAGTAAGAAAAAAGCTGAGGTGGCTTTATGGCACCTTACGGACTGGCAAGGCGCAAAGAAAACTCCTAGCTATAACTCTCAAGTTATGGTTGAACGCGTAATGAACTTTGCTGAGAAAGCCGTCAAGATCTCAGACATTATGCGAGCTGATCACCCAGTCAATGACTGCGTGATTATGTTTGGTGGAGATATGGTTGAAGGTCTCTTTAACTTTCCTAGCCAGGCATTCGAGATTGACGCAACTTTGTTTGAGCAATATGTCAATGTCTCAAAGCTTCTCGTAGACGTGGTTCGATATGCGCTCGCTAATTATCAAAAGGTCACCGTAGTACCTGAATGGGGTAATCACGGTCGAATTGGATCAAAGCGCGATAACGTACCTCGGTCAGACAACTTTGACCGTATGTGTTACGAGCTAGCTCGACAGCTTCTCAAAGATGAAAAGCGTTTAATCTGGCAAGAATGTCCAAATGATATTCAACGTGTTCATATTCCTGACCCAACAGGTAAAGGTGAAGGCTATAAAGCTCTACTTATTCACGGTGACGAAGTAGGACGAAATGGCTTTGCTTCTCCTGCAGCTATTGTTCAACACGCTAACCGTTGGAAATCTGGGGCTTATGACCCTAGCTTTGCCTGGCGTGATATTTATATTGGTCACTATCACACCCACGCAGAATGGCCTATGGCAAATGGGCTAGGATCTGTCTACCAAACTGGATCAACCGAAAGTGAGAATCGGTATGCAGGCGTAATGCTTGCAGCCAGCGCTACTCCGTCTCAGCGTCTGCACTTTGTTGATCCAGTTAAAGGTCGAGTCACAGCTGCATACAAGGTTTGGCTCGATTAACTTATGAGGCCAAAAAAGCTACTATCGCAAAACAGCGAGCTGCGTCCTGACGGTATTTTTAATTGGACGTTACCCGCTTTTGGGGTAAGGCTTACTAACGGTACGACTATGAATGTCTGTCCTAATGCGGGAGCCTGTGCTTCTTTTTGTTATGCCAGGAATGGAACCTATAACTTCTCAAATGTTAAAGGCCGTCATATTGCTAACTTGGAATACATACTTGAAGAGCCTGAGGTTTGGTTTAATCAAATGTTAGAAGAAGTACAAAAGCCAAAAATGGTTGGAAAGTTTATTCGTATTCACGACGCTGGAGATTTCTTTTCAGAAGAATATCTAAACCTATGGTTAAAAATAGCTATCCAAACGCCAGAAGTAACTTTTTATTGCTACACCAAAGAAGTGTCAATGTTTAAGAGAATTGTAGAGCCTAATTGCCCACCTAATTTTAGATATCTTTATTCAATGGGTGGCAAGGAAGATCACCTCATAGATAAAGAAAATGACCGTCACGCAGAAGTATTCCCTGACGACGCTGCAATTTTAGACGCTGGTTATTCTAATCAAGACGCCTCAGATCTTTTAGCAATTACTTTACCAAGCAACAAAATTGGAATACCAGCTAATAATATAAAACACTTTAATAAAAAAATGGCTGGTAGGACTTTTGGAGCTTTGCAAGAAGAGAGAGATAGCTTTAGGAGTAATAAATAGTGTGGTCCTGGGTATTGGCGATCGTAGGCTGTACAGGTATTTTTTTTGTCGGTCGAAAGTCAGTCCAGGGCTGGCTGTTATTACTTCTCAATGAATCTCTTTGGGTGATCTACGCATTAACAAGTCACCAATACGGATTTATCCTAGCTTCAATCGGATATGGAGCTGTTTATATCAAGTCTTATCGACGGTGGACAAATGAACGAGGATAATCTTTACGACTTTTTATACAACTGGTACAAAGATCTCATAAGGCCCGAGGATCAGTATTCAGTTTGGGACTGCTATTCAGAATCCAGGAATATCTATATGGAGCTTAAATGTCGTCGCACCCATTACGACAAGCTTTTGATCGAAAAGTCTAAATACGACCGTCTTACTAGAGCTGCAGAAACTCGCGGAATGCTGCCTGTTTATATCTGCTCAACTCCACGAGGGATCTGGGGCTTTAGCTTGCCTAAATATGAGATCACCTGGGAAGATCGAGAAATGCCAGCTACGACAGATTTTGATAACCAGCGGACTATTACAAAAACAGTCGGTTACCTGGATACAGCTTTAGGCTTTCAATTCGCCTAGTCGTCTAGGTCGTCGTCACCGTAATCGGTGGTGTGAAGGCTCATAACGGTAATGTCAATACCGTTAGCTTTAGCTGTAGCTACACCCTCCTTAAACAAGGTCAAAGAGCGAGCGCATAGATCGTCAAGACCGTCTGGATATGTCAGTTCGGTCTGAACACTCACAGAAAGTCCACCACACATAATTTCAACAGATGAATAAGCCATAGCCATATCTTCTCACTCCTTACAGTTTAGACACGCCCGACACGGTGTTTGCCAGGGTGTAATTATTGGGATAGCGTACTCCCGACCGAGCTCAAAGGAGCTCCTATCGAAAGAGGCAAAAATGGCTGATTACAAAGGGCCGAAAGACTATATAGACGTAGCTGCGCGTATTGCAGAGTTCAGAGACAAATATCCGACAGGCTCACTTCAGCAGGTTAAGTATGAGTTTGTCCAGGTAGCAGGCAAAGACTGGATCGTTTTTACAGCTGCTGCTTTCCGTACACCAGAAGATCCCCGTCCAGGCGTGGGAACAGCCTGGGAGCCAATTCCAGGGCCTACCCCTTACACGCGTGACTCAGAAGTTCAGAATGCTGAGACGTCAGCTTGGGGTCGAGCTATCGTGGCAGTCCTAGCAGCTGACACAAAGAAGTCACCTATCGCCTC